CTGTTCCACGCGGTGATGGTGGAAGTGACCTGACACCATCAGTGTGGCTGCTGCTAAGTAACTGTCATTGAACACAGCCTTGGACCAGAAACCCTGGAACGCATCAGGGCGTGCAACCTGGTGGCCGTGGATCGCACCAAGGATGTGTGAGCCGTCATCGAACACATCAAACGCGAAACCCTCCTCATGAGGTTGTGGGACCAACCATCTCTCTACAGGGAGCCCCACCTCAGTAGCCAAACGCCTAATCTGTTGCAGGATGACAACACCCCAATCGTCTGTGCCTGGTCTCCCTACCGCTGCTTTGTTCACTCTGAACTGGCAATGGTTAGAAGCCACACTGCCGTAAGTGAGTGGAGCGTATTTGGCACACAGTTTGATGAGATCCCAGATGAGCGCTGCCGCTAAGTCAGTCTGTTGCATCGGACTGAGCGTATTAGTTACAAGCTGGTCCATATCAGCCTTATTGCTTACACCCTCAATAATGTCCCCCATGTCAAGGATGATGATGTGGTCAAAGTTTCCGGTTTTCAGTCTCTGCTCAATCCGGTCATAGCTTTCATGGATGCGCTGGATGGACTCCTCATGACCGCCCCTAGAGCCCCCTTTGCCGATTTGGAAATCTGCAGGGCATATCACAAAGGTTCTGGAGGCGGAAGTTTTCCGCTTGGGAGGTTTCGCCTTAGTGCGTTTAGCCTCAGCGTAAAGAGTAGGCAAATGGATGCCGGCTAGTTTCTTACGGAAGTGGAACCGGTACGCGGTCAGCCACTCCCCATCCCAGCGCTGCCATTGAGAAGTGCGTGGTGTGCCCACGATCTCATACTCATCAGGTGAGTAACCGCGCTCCTCCAAGAACTCATCAAAGTTAGGAGCCTCAGGGAGCCCTTCAGTGGTCGCTGTCCCCTCAGTACCGTCAAACTCTAAACCTGGTCTGAAATGGGAAGGTGCTTGCACTTTCTTCGCCGGCTCCAGATCCTCTAGCACGAGCACTCCCTATTCCGGTGTTTCCTAATCGGCTTCTCAGTCGTAAGCAAACCGCGCTGGGATAAGGCACGACCTAAAGCGTTGCCAGACCAAGTGTCAGGATCCGCGAGCGCCTTCTCGAGAATTGCCCTGTCAGTGTCATCCAGTTCATCCAGGATGGTTCTTATTTTGCAGGAGGTTCTCCTCACTGGAGGCATCATGTCCTCAAGCATAACTTTCCACCTTTCCTTGAGACTATGAGAAGTCTAACCCCTCACCACCCACAATGGGGGTAATCGTGACAGTAGCTCCAGGGTCTCGCGTGTCTGCATAACACTTCCAGGCAATCACATGCACAACCTGATCATCATCACCCCAGACACCAGCATCAGTGAGACCGTCTGCCACGCCGCGCACCAGTTTGTCAAGGTCTGGGGGTTTGATAGGCCAAGGTCTTTTCTCTCTCGAGATGGTCGCTGGTCTTTCCAGGTAGAAAATGACCTCAAGGGTTACGGGATCTGTGCAAGTTTCCCAGCCCTCATCCTCCATGATTGCTACAGCGGTGGAGGTGACAGCTTTCCTCCAGGCAGGGAGATACTTGCTCGCTTCGATGAACCTGCCACCCTGTTTTGCAGAGCCCCCTATGTAGCGTTTACTGCCCTGGGGTGCTGGTCTGCCATACACATCGAAAGTTAGGCTCACCTAACCAGTCTACCTGGGCAAAAGAAAACCCCCACCGAAGTGAGGGTTCTCTAATGGAGAGGCTTAGGCAAATGTTGCCTTCAGACCATCAAGGTCCTTGGCCCAGAAGCCGAACCACTCAGGCACTGGCTGGTAGCAGGCTTTGCAACCTACATAGTCAGCGATGCCAGAGGCTGCTGCCTCACAGCACTGAGTGAGAGGGAACACACCAGGAAAGATGCCTTCCTCAATCTCGACAGTCACGACACCGTGAGCTGGGTGAATGATGGTGGTGCGAAGTGCTAAGTCCATGATGGACTCCTTTCCGCTGGTAGGTCCAGCGCTTGGGGTTGTGGGGTAACTCATATCTAGAGTGTATACCGGTACACACACAAAGCGCAAGCCCAAACACAAACTTTTTTGAACTATTTTTTAGGCTTCACCAAGTTCAGAAAAGACAGGATATACAGCATCGCAGCCGCCACATACCCAAACCCAGCGAGCAAACCCTCAGCCTCCGAAGCCAGAAAAAAATACAGGGTAGCCAAACCAGTCATCACAGCGAAACCAGACCACCTCATCAGAAGGGAGCTCCCTGGTCAATAGGCTCAAGCTGCCCAATCTGTGCTGTAGGCCACGTCTCCATAACTGCAGCCTCATTCCGCTTATCAGAAGCGATAACAATGCTCTCAGCTCGCACCTTCACAGCAGCGCCGGTGGATCCGTCACGCTTCTGAAAAGTGTTAGTGCCAGTGATCCGGCCTTTCACCGTCACCTGCTTCACATCCTCCAGAGGGGTTTTACCATCAGTGGTCACATCGTAAACAGTCTTATCCACTGTCTCCCATGTGCCTTCAGGGGTTTTCTTTCGCACATCCACGCTCACTTTCAGAGCTGTGCCCCAGTCGAACTCGCGCACATCATTCAACCATCCAGTGAGCTCAATCAGAGCCTCATTCTTTACCATTACTTTCCCTTTCTATATGTGATGGATTAACACAATCAGTATGACCGCAACGCCTGACACCAGGGGTAATAGCTTTGCCATTCTCATCCACCGGTGTGATGTCATCAGCAGCAAACCCCCCATGCCACGGTAAGCATTTACCGCGTTTGGTGTGGACAGTCTGAACTTTCTTAGCCCTACAGGAGGCACAGAGAATCGTTTTCTGTCGAGAACTAGAGAGCTCCCACTCGAAACCGCAACGCTCACACTGAATCACCTGCACTCAAAGACCGCCTAGCAATCTCAAGCTGTTGATCTGTGAACTCATAAGTGGCAACTTTACCGGCTTTCTTCCGCCCACGCACTAGGGCGCTCCGCTTCTCTTTCTCCACAGCACACTCCTCTGTGTGCCTATAGGTCTCAATCTCTGAGGCTGTCTCCATGCGAAGCCTCAGCGCGTTCTCTTTAGCCCAATACTCTGCAGCTTTAGCGCTCAGCTTGTTATGCATCTGGAGCTGGTAGGGGTGTGAGAAGCGTTCTGTCTCCAGCACACCCAGGTCAATGCTCATCTCCTCAGCCCAAAAGTTGTCACTGTACTTGCTCATTCCAGTCCTCCTAAATCAAACACCTGCTGAGACAGTCTCTGAACAATAAGCTCACAATACTGCTCCTCATATTCCACGCCCACTACCTTCCTGCCCAAATCTCTAGCAGCCACCAAGGTTGCACCGCTACCAGCAAACGGATCTGCAATGACACCATCAGGACAGTGCTCAATCAGTTTCCCCATCAATGGGACAGGCTTAGGTGTGGGATGATCAGGCCTATTTGCTGGAGGGAGGGTAGGCACGGAATATATGCCAGCAACCCTAGGTCCCTTCCACCCATCACCCAGAATGTAAATCTCCTCAGTAATGTCAGCCCAGGGCATCTTCAAATCGCCAGAATAACCAGCACCACCACGCTTGTCCCAGACAACTAATTGTCTAGTCTGCTCTGGTCTAGGTCTCTTCCATGTCCCAAACACAATCGCCGGTTTCTCTCCCCACAAACTGAGTGCAGCATCTCTCACATTCAAATCACCATCCCCAGCGATTTTCAACTGTTTACGCCTGCCAGAAGAATAAGAGACACCGTAGGGAGGATCTGTCACCAGCACATCAGCCTCAAGCCACTCAGTGACCTCCAGACAATCCCCATGAAACAGTGTCACCAGATCATCCTGATAGTACGGTTTCACAGCACCCTCATCTCATCAATCGGAATCAAAAACACAGCCTCCATGTCATGCTCACCAGGCCCCCACCGGTCATTCTCCCCACCCTCACCCAACCACTCAGGTTTCACATCACACACATCAATAAACCTAGTGACCCCATCAGACCAGCGCACAACAAAGAACGCCGGTGCAGTCTCGCTATGAGCGATGAGGTGTTTGAACTTTCTATCCACATTCATAAACACTGTGGGGTATTGCGTGGAGGTACAGTTACGCTGCTTCACCTCAACCCACGCCACCAATTCACCGGCACGCTCAGCAAAAAAATCCACATGATAGTACTGAGGCAGGTGATGGAGTGTGCAATTCCATGCCTGCTCTAGGTCAGCCTTCAGCTGGTTCTCGCGTGCAATGTTCTCAGGGGTGTTGCGATCATCAGGGACCTGCTCAGGCATCATCCACCTCCAACAGCAACCGTAACGCGAGCTCAGCCTGCTGAGGCACAACCCCATTACCGCAAGCCTTCAACTCATCCTTCCGAGACAACCCATGACCTGTCACCCATCCAGGCCGCAACCCCATCATCCACTCAGTGAACTGACTCGACAACCGGTGAGCCCCATCCTTCCCATCAGGCTTAGTAGGTGCAGGAGCTTCCATACCGGTGACTTGCTCCCAGCGTTTCACAGCAGGCTCGAACCTGTCAAAGTTAGATCGCACCACAGTCTCACGCACATTAGAAAAGCCACCCTTAGACCGGTCAATCTTGGACTCATCCCTAGCTGGCAGATCATCCATGGTGTTAGGTGTGGGGAGCAGTGAGTTTCTGATTGACTCCGAAACCTTCAGGCCATTCAGTGCCGCAAGCTCAGCAACCTGATCGCGCACCTGCAACATCCTGCCACGCTGACGCGACTGCTTCTCAGAGATCGCGCCGCCCTCACCCTCAATAGCCGAAACAGTCCTCAACAGGTTACGCTCTGGAATTTGCGAGTATGAAAACCCTGAGCCTTTGGTGTGGTGCACCGGCATCTGAAGCTCGAACACCATGCCATCGCGCATCATACCTGAGCTCTGCCAAGTCTCCGAGTACAGCTCCGAGTGCTCGCAAAGCAGGTTCACCGTCTCCGGTTTCTCCCATACACCACGCGCACTGTTCCACATCGCTATTAGCTTTTGCACTTAGCAACCCCCTGACATTCTCAATAATGACCCACTTAGGTTTCAACACCTCAATGGCTTTAGCAAACTCACTCCACAAACCAGACCTAGTACCCTCACCCATCCCAGCCCTACGACCAGCCAAAGACACATCCTGACAGGGAAAGCCACCAGTCAAAATATCTACCGGCTCCACAGAAGCCCAATCCACCTGAGTCACATCACGATAGTTAGGGACACCAGGGAAGTTGGCCTCCAGAATCTTGGAGGGGGCATCTTCCCACTCACAATGCCAAACCACTTCAGCATCAAACACATTCATGACAGCCAAATCAAGGCCGCCATACCCTGAGAACAATGAGCCTATTTTCACTAGGCGTTATTCCCAGCTTCTACTATTGTCAATGTACTTACTCACAGCAGCCCATCCAAACGCTCCTCAGCCACAGCACAATACTTAGCGCTCATCTCACTGCCCACAAAATGCCGGTCATTCAGTTTTGCCATCTTCGCTGTAGTGCCAGACCCCATGAAAGGATCGTAGACAACAGCACCAGGCTCACTCCAAGTCAAGATGTGGTCCTCAGCGAGCTTCTCAGGGAAAGGCGCTGGATGCTTCACCCCATTAGTGGAGGTGACATACCGCCAAATGTTTGTACGCGGTGAAAAGTCAGGGACAGGATTAGTGAGCTTCCCACTGTAATCCTTATGGCCTGCCCACTTATTCCGCTTATCACAAATCAATCCTGCCTCCACCCTGCCCTTAGCAAACACAAACAT